GACTGAGGATAGTAACGGAATCACGTGTCCTGCGCAGACGGGTAAGACGGATTGCTGTGGAACATGCACGCTTTGTTGGGCGACTGACAAACCTATAAACTTCTTGGAGCATTGATATGAGATCGTTTACGTGGAAGTCTGGAGATGTGCGAGTACATTTCTCAGTACGAGAAGCACAAGAGCACGTATTGTTTGATGAGGAAGATATTATCGATGTTCACAAGGTCAGATTGCTTGTAAGCGAGAAGCTACTAGCACTATCGACGCTTGATGATGAGATTCTTATCCCATACTGTGTCACGACAACGCAACCACGAGAAAGCTTCAAAGTCTCAAACCGACCCGAGATCGATAAGACCTTGAAGAAGATCAAAGTGATCCGTGAGCTTATCCAGCTTGGCCCAACACCAGCACTACACACTATTCTCAAGAAGCTGAAAGATCGATACGATGAACTCTGTAACGCGTAGTCTTCGTACGATCCGTGATCTTGTGAAGATGATGAACAAGCTGAATCGTGCTATCGAGAAATCCGGCAAGCCAGCTACAGAATGGCAGATGAAACGGATGGTCGATCTAGAGAATGCTTATCGAGAACTCGGAGCCAAGATCAAATGATGAAGAGATTTGAGAAGATCGAAGGCATCACTGGTAAATACATCTCAATGTGCGTTTATCGAGACATGCTTGTGGTCTGCACAGATGAAGGCGTGTTCATGGAAACACCTGTGAAGGTCGAAAAGATCGATCTATATGAAGGACCAATTAGCTATGAACCAAAGAAGCTCACTTGATCGTCGTGGATTCCTAGCAGGAATACTAGCTGCGTGCACTGCTCCTGCCATAGTAAGAAGCGGGTTGATTATGCCGATCAAACCCGCTCTTATCACACATACATACGAGTGGAAGACTTTGCACTCAGGTGTCGTTATCTCAGCACAACAGTTCGAAGAATCATTCTTTGAGTTATTCGGCAAAGACGCTTATGGGAATGAGGTTGTTGAACGCTTACCACACAACCCTGATCTCATGATGATCTCATCGAAGAATTTAGCTACTGTGGAGAAGATATCTCTGGTGTCGCCGTGTAAGTCGCCTCTTCCTCGAACGTTCCACTCGGTTGAGCGAACGGAGAATCTAGACGAATCGGTGGTGAAGTACCTGCGTAGTCGGCGTACTTAACACCTGTCATCTCTTCGTGTTGCTTCATCATGAACAACTGCATGACACGTTCCTGATTGATGATCATCGTAAGCTCTTGTTGTGCTCGATGCTTCATCTCTCTTGTGAACGGCTCGCCTGCATCTAACCAAGGCAACATTCCAACGTTATCAGGCTGCGCACGATCACTCGCATTGATCACACTGATCTGCTTGAACGCTGTGGCAATCTTCGTACCAGCTTCAACGAACCGAGGATTCTGTGCGAGTGCTGACGCGTTGATAGCTACCTGTACTTGCTCAAACTCTTCCGGTCCTAACGGAGCGTTACCAGCAGGCATAACACCACCGGGCAACATTCCACCATTCACAGCGTTCTGAGCAATCGCTTGCATCGCCTTCAATCCACGGATCATCGGACGAAGCTCTCTGTCAAGATGAGACGCACGCGTATATCGCACACTCTCATCCAGACCGAATAGCTGAGCAGTACGTGAGTACGTTCCAAGCTTCGTACCCGCTTCACCCAACGCTCGATCAAGCTTCTCTTCGAATCCACTCTCTTGTCCGAGATTGAATTGATTGAACGTCGATAACGCAACGCTGCCGAGGAATCCTGTAAGCGATGTGATTACTCCTTCAGCGTTCTTGCTCATCACACCATCGATCATCGAGGTCTGATCCCGGCCCATAGCAGCCACTTGCTGCCCTGCCAGAGGCCGAATTCCGCCCATGTAGCTCTCGCTGTTAGGATCGACACCAGCTACGCCCTGATAGCCAGAAGCGGCCAAACCGGCCTGCATTAGAGGCGGGAGCGGGAGGTTGATAGCGGACTGCAAACCTGTGAAGAACGCGTGTCCGAACTGCCCTGTCTCAACGCTGGCACCATCAGCATTATCGACCTTATACGGACGATACTGATTGCTAGCATTCGTGATCGAATCGATTGCTTCAATAGTCATCGAACGAAACACACGCATGATTGGTTCGACGGGAACTTGTACGAACGTCTTACCATCAGGATGAGGGATCAACATGTTCGATGCACGAGTAGAATCACTCTGTTTCCAAAATGCTTCTTTCTGTTCTTCACTTGCCATTGACATCACGAATAGTTGCTCAGCAATCGCGGGGATCACGACAGCAGTAGCAATCATCGCAAGCGTCTTCTTCGGGTCTTTCGCCATTGCACGACCGAACGCGCGCATACCTTGAATAGCAGCACCCGAGAACGGAACCCATGCGCGGAAACCACGCACAGTGTCATCGCTTCCATGAGCTAGGTAATCACCGCCGATGTCCTTGCTCTTCACGTTAGCGACACGAGCAGCCTTCGCACGCGTAGAGTTACGAGCTAACGAAGCCATGTCATTAGCTTGTCTCTCACGAGCTACGCCTTCGACAGCAGAAGCATCCATAGCCTGTTTCGAGTGTGCGATCTCATGCTGTAAGACATACTCAGCAAAGTCATCACCATCATCGAAGAAGTGAGGGATATTCGAGTACGCTTCCTTATCACTCTTCCAACCGGACTTGTGCGCACGCTTCAATCGGTCGATATCAATCGTGATCGTGTTCGTCTCACGATCATACTGCGCAGGCGGAATCTTACCGTTCTCACTCTTTGGAGGTGATCCATATTTGATCTTCACACCATCGATCTCAGCAGGACGCTTGATAACGTTATAGTCCTTCTTCAACTCCTGACGCATAGATTTCATCAGCAAGCCAACAAGCGGACCATCCTGAATCGAACGATTGATGATAGCACCGTAGCGATATAAACCTTTCAACGTGCCATACGTATTGCCATCACCTTTCATCTTGATCGCACCGGCCCATTGATCGCTGATTTTGACAACGCGTGTCATCGAATCAACAGCCATAGACGAACCAGCAATACCACCTGTGAGAGATTGAATCTCCATCATTAGAGACTTCTGCACAGTGTTACGAAGATGATCTTTGTATCGCGTGAAGAACGGACGATTCTGGAAGAACGGAATGGTCGCGGTTAAACGATCAAGATGATCAGCCGTCTCATTGGCTAGGCCAACAGCGAGTGATTCCTTGATTCCACGGATCGCATCGAGTGGTGTGTAGAGAAGACCATGAGCAGGAGCGTTCACCATCTGCAACATAGTAGAGTAGAATGCTTGCGGGATAGCGAAGAAGATGTTTCTCGTCGTGCCTGTCTGATAGAGATTCTTCGTAAACGCGCCAATACGATTCAATCCGTTTACAATATTCGGATGGAACGTTGTCGCATGTTGAAGCGTCTTACTCGGGACATAATACAACACAGGCTTACCGTTATCCCAAACCTGCATCATAGACTCGCGCTTGATATCCTCAATCAGATTCGTTCCTGCACGAGTCTTAATCGCGGATTCGATCTCTTTATCAATTGAGCCTTCGATGATCTTACCAGTCTGCGGATCAATCGATGCATAACGAGCGATGATCTCACCATCGTCTAGCTCCTTATTCACGATCATCTGTTTCGTGACTTTAGAAGCAAGCTCTTGATACGTACGAAGCCGAGCAGTGTTCTGACTTGTATGCTCCACGATACTAGCGATGTACGACTCAATCGCGTGCATCGGGTTCATGGGATTCATGATGCCGGTCATCTCATCGTACGCTTGACGATTCAACGGACCAGCGAGAGAGCCTTCGAAGTTACCACTCTCCTTGGCAGCTTGACGAGCAAGTACTACTGCTTGCTCTTTCGCACGATCAACAATACCATCAGCACCAGTGACAAGCTTCGTGATCAGAGGACGCACTGCATCATCAGCTTCCGGTGTGTTCCATCCGAGAACATACTTCATACGACCGATGACACCAAGATCAGGAGCAGTCGCCTCCATTCCAGGCATGTACGCTGATACACCATCGAGCGTAGCATTACGCTTCCACAGTCCAGCAGTAGCCTCATCAAGACGACCTTGTTCAACCATATAGCTAAGCACGCCTTCGGTAAACTTACCAAAACGTTTCACAAGATCAGCAACTTCGCCGTCTTCCATTCCCTTCTTAATCGTGTTGTTCAATTGTTTAGTCGTAGCAAGCATCGGCTTTGCTCCAACAGGCGTAAGGAATGGAGCGTCTTTACTACCGACGACAAGACCAGTCTCAACCATGTCTGCGCCGATAGACTTCAAGAATGTAAGCTGTTCATCAAGCGGCACATTATCTGAGAAGATAGACTTCGGCGCATCATCACCAACGCCATCGAGGATTCGCCACTTCTTACCGTCTAAGCCTACAACCTCTTCAGTCGTGCCGAATGCTTTCCAAAACGAGAGATTGCGATTCACGCCTTCAAGTTTCTTTCTCGTCTGCTTGATAAACTGTGTCTGCTGGCGAGAAGTCGTACCGCCTGATGCGATCACGTCCTCCGCATTCTTAATCTCACCTTCTAGCTTCTTGGCATAGACATCAAGGTTCGTGACCTTCTTGCTCTTATATGCCTCAAAGCGTGACAAGTCCTTCGCATTCGGATCAGCACTCTTGATCGTCGCGGTAATGCGATTCGTCTTCTCCTGATGAGCAATCACAGTCTCATTGAACTTAGCCTGCTTCTCAGGTGAGAACGCAGTGAACGTCTCAAGCAAGCTCTTAGGTGTCACGTCTTGTGACACTCTAACTGCGCTATTCGGGAACGTACCTGTAGCGAACACAGCCGATGAGGCCGATGCACTATTCACACTCCACAGGCCAAATACATCATTAGCGATCTCATCACTACCTGTCGCAGCTTTCACACGATCACGGACAATCGAATGTGTATTCACAAGCTGTGAGTCTAGCTTCTGACCAAGAGTGATCGAACCGGGAAGCTCGGACATTGTATTATTAGGAATTACACCAAGCTCTGATGTACTTCTAGCAAGAGCCTCCATCGACGCGGCACGTTGCGCAAGCGCATTGCTACCGACGACGCCAGCAGCAATCATCGCAGCAACGCTTACTCCGGTCTTAATCGGATTCTCTATCGCGTAGTCATCAATCTCACTAAACGAAGAAGCAATCGTAGGCATACCCATGCCATAACGAATGCCTTGATCAGCACCAATCGTGATCGCATCTTGCAATCCGATCTGTGCAGCTTTCGTTCCGAGGCTTGCACCTTTAGTCGTCTGCACCATCGGCAACGCGATCTGCGCACCAAGCTCCATCGCTTTCTGTCCACCGGCAGATGTGATGTTTAGAGCTTTCGATGCAGCACCAGCACCTTTAGTGACAAGTCCACTCAATGAAGCAGGCGTAGGAATCAACATAGGTGCGAGACGTGAAAGCTGTTCAAGTCCAACGGGGTCTTCTACACCGACGAGATCATTGATCCCTTCATGCATGTCACCAGCGAGACGCATCGCAGGATTGTCTAAGCCTTTGACAAATGAATCCTTCAATCCAGTATCATCGGCAACAGCGTGATACGCGGCTTTAAACGGAGTAGCAATCAATCCGGCCAAAGCAGGAAGGCCCGCACCGATGTCTAACACACCGGCTGCGGCCTGCTTCAAATGTTGACTCTCACGCTTTGGTTCTTCAATCGGAGAGAATGTCTTGATCGTGTTAGGTTGTTCTTCTTCTTCATCGATAGGAGAGAATGACCTAATTTGATCGACAGGAGAGAAGGTCTTCATTAGTCTTCCTTCATGTAGATTTTCTTGCCGTCTTTCACTGCGTACGCACCTCTCTCATCAACACCTGATCCGGTGTATCCGAGTTGCGGATTCGCAGCGATGTATGCAGCAAGGCCATCGACATCTTTCGTAACAGTAAGAGGCTTACCCGCTTTAGGAATCTGAGTATTGCTCTGAGATGATGATTCATTAGACAGAGTACGCTTGGCCCACTGTACCTTACCGGGATACTTCTTTTCCATCGCTTCCGTCTGTTCACGAGGGAAAAACTGACGCTCACCATTTACAACAATATAAGGCTCTGTCGCTTCTGAGCGTTCGCCGGTCTTTGTAGACTCCTTCAACGCGTCACCAGCAATATTCGCACGAATGACATCAGGACGGTTATTCACATCAGGTGTGACAGAGAGAGTCGGACTGGCGATATTAAACTCATCATCCTGTCCAAGCTCAACTTGTGAAGCACCAATACGTTGTCCACCCTCAAGTGTGTCCATCTTCTTCTTGTTGATGTCAGCCTTAAGATCAGAAGGCTTAAGCAACTGTGCCTCGATCATCGAGCGTTGAACCTGAGCAATCGAATCATCAGTCTGACTACCGAGATTTAAGTCTTCAGTAAGAGCGTCAGGAGTGATTGCTCCGTTTGATGTTCGATTAATGTCTACAGCACGACCAGCCTTTGCATCATAGGCATCCTGAAGAAGCTTAGCCATATTTAGCTGCTTCACATAATCATTGTCCTGTTGCTGAGCACGAACAGTGAGATCAGCATCAGCGAGATACTCTTGCTTATTATCTCTCGCCTGTTGATCAAGGATCGTACGCATGAACGGATTATTGTCGTGAGACTTCCGAGCATTAGCGAGATAGCCCAACATTGAAGACAATGCTGAGCTATCGTATCCCGAAGGAACTGGTTTTAATTCAGCCATGTTTACATCCTCAACCGAGCATCAGCTAACATCTTTGTTGCATTGATAGGTGTCACACTGCCTGATCCACCTGTCGGGATCATACCAGCAAGATTGCTCAATCCTTCAAGGATACCTGAACCTGTGTTGTTCTCTTGGATGACTTGTCCATTCTGACCAACACCCGTTCCCATGTAAGACATGTTCAATCCACCAGAGGCTCTCTTCGCTGTCGGTGCAAGCAATCTCATCTGACTTGGCAACATCGCGACAGGAGCCATCGACGCAAGCTGGCCACTCTTCGCAGTAGCCTGACTTACTCTCTGTCCCTGTGTCGTGATCTTATTCGTCGCGTTCTGTCCACGGATACCAGCGTTCGTCTGATTATTCTGCGCACGCTTCGTCATGTTCATCTGTTGAACGTTCTGTCTGCCTTGCATGTTCATAGACTGATTCGCTTGCTTAGCCTGTCCACGAATCGCCATGCCTTGCATCTCAGCACTTGCATCAGGCATCGCAGTAGAACGAGCAGAGAGAGCCGCGATCATCGGTGAGAGACGAGACGCTTTCGCTCCGGCCAAGTCTTCTGCACCTTGAAGACCAGCGAGAGCCGCGTTCACATCATTACCCTTCAACGCTTCAGCACGTTCACGAGCGAGCTTCGCAAACGTAGCTGCACCATTTCCTCCCGTTCGCATGATCTCGGTAGCAGCTTTATTACCACTATCTTCGAATGAACGCGTGATAGCACTGCCACCAGCTTTAGCGATCAACGCAGACAGAGCATCAGCACTCGGACCCTGTTGCCCTGCTTCTGTCATCATCTGTCGTTGAAGCGTAGCAGCCTCAATCGAATCTCTCTCACCTCTTGCACGAGCAGCCGCACGATCACGCAGCACTCCTGCATCAGAGTTATCTTCTACATACGCTTGATCTTGGTACGTCGCATCAGGACCAGCATCGAACTCTTGAATGTCAGCGATATCCTTAATATCGATACCACCGTTCCTGATCTCGTTTAGAAGACCTTCAATGGTTTGAGAAGCACTAGTGCGAGAAGAACGAACATCATCGTTGTATGCTCCACGCTGCGTCTCCATGTCTGCATTGATGTCATTATTCTCAGCGATCATTCGCGCAAGTTCTTCCTGAGAGTCGAGACGGTTTGTATTATACCGTTTCTCGAACTCAGCCATATTGCCTTGCTGGATCGCCATGTTTCCAGCTTGAGCGTTCTTCTGCTCTTTGCCTTTCAACAATGACGAACCAACACCAAGACCGGCAGAGATCGCAGGACCGACACCAGGAATCAAAGAAGCAAAAGGAGCCGCCGCTCCCATCGCCTTCTTAAGGAATGAACCAATCGACATTAGAACGCTCCTACAGTGCCAAGCCCACGATTATTCGACTTCAGTTTGCTTCGTGCTTCAATTGCCGCGAGGATCGGTGCGCTCTTGTTCGTTGCACCTTGAGCACTCGCAGCACCGCCTACGATGTCTTGAACAGAGAACTCATCCGGTGCAACTTGATCACGGAATGATCCTTCTAGTCCTGCACGACCGCTATCAATCGTGGAGCGATACTGTGAAGAGAAGTTATTTACATCATACGGATTCTCTACACTCGCACCGCTAGCACCAGTCTGCGCATTGTTATAGATACCTTGTGCCTTGGTACGCAGAGCATCAAGCAGCCCCTTACCGCGATCTTGAAGACGACTCGTTACCTGTGTCTTACGAGAGTCGAGAGTACGATACGCGTTGTCACGACCGAAGTTGTTCAGCGATCCACGCTTCACCTGACGATCAACACCTTCACGTGCCTTACCGTATTGCTCATCGACAACGCGATTTACAATGTCATCATCAGCGGTATCATCGATCTCTTGATACGGGTTCCTCGTGAACGCGCTTCTAAACGCATTCTGCGCATTACCACGGACACGATTGTTCAACGCCTCATACACACGATTCACACCACTCTCACCGTAGAGAGTTTGCGGAATGTTTACGACATCTTGATCACGAGCCGTGTCGATAGTCGGACGATTCGAGTATGAGTAATTGGTGATCTCACTATCGATGTCAGGTGTCAGTTGTGTGTAGCGATCTTCACCGATTCGATTACGAAGAGCCGAGCGTAAGAAGTTCTCACCTTGACCCGTGAAGTATTGACGCTGAAGAGGCATGAACTGGTCAGCAAGACCGCTCGACGCGTAATGTGCATCAAGCTCTGCCGGTGTGTATCCAGCAGCACCCGCACGCGATCTCCAATCAGCAATGCCCGCGAGGAATGAATCACGATTGCCGCGATCAAACGGAGATAGATACGAATCGATTGGACCTTTCTGCGGAGCAGGGAAGTATCCTTGATCATTCTGAATGAGCGTCTGTGGTGCAGGCATTCCCGTAATCGGCTTGCCCTGTCCGCCGACCGTGGGATTGGTACCAGTGGCGTAAAGCTCGCTGTTGAAGACCTTGGGAGCGCCCACAGGGGCAGGGGTAGCAATGCCGTTAGGGTTAGGCGCTGCCGGGGCTGCCTTAGCTCCACCGCCTCCCTTCTCGCGCTCCTTACGGGCGATGTACTCGTCAATCGTCTCTTCAATAGCAATTGGATTGCTCATGATGCACCCTTAGATTTGTGTAAAATTATACCATCGATTGCATAAACGGCCATCATTTCTTGGCTCCCGGCTGCGTACTTTTATTGCGTACGAGGTAAGACGCTGCACGACGAAGAAGGATCGGATTATCTTCGAACCTTCCCATCGATACGTTACACCTATTACACAACAAACCACGAACAACGCCAGTGTCATGACAATGATCAACATGCGGTGTTAAGTCTTTACCTCGTTTTGGCTGATCATGCTCGAACACTCGTTCACAAATCACACATTGATTGTTCTGTTTCACAAGCATCTCGATGAATTGATCAACCGAGATTCCATACTGATTTTCTAATGAGTATGCTCGATGATAATTCTTCATATAGTCACGTCGATGTTGAGATTTAACGTGACGATCTTTCCCGCGATCCTTACTCATTTCTTTCTCTCTGTCGGATTGACACCGCGATTTCGAGTCCCGAACCACCAAAGAACACATGTCGTGGTGAGATAAAGAACTGTTGCTGTGATCCGATCATAGATCGATAGAGCTTGATCATTCGAGAACGCTAAGCCGTACATCTGAATCAATGCTTGTGCTTCGAGATACATAAGCGTTGTGATGATGCAGAGATAAACAGTAAGGCCGGGACGAATGATTCCACGCAAGAGATCGAGGATGACGAGTACCCAACTCTGAGCAGGAGTCATCTTCTGGCCAGCCGAATACTGCTTAGGCTCCATTGAGAACGAAGCAGCGAACGCTTTCGAATCAGCCTCACTCTCCTTGCCTTCGTTCACACTGTCCTGAAGCTTTATCCGATGATCATACTCAAGAAGAAGCATCTCACGATCTTCTTTTCTCATCTCTCTCTGATGAGCGTAATCGATCTCTTTCGCTTTCAGGTCTAACTTGTTCTTCTGATAATCAAAGAACCGTTGAAACGCGACACCGAGAAGTCCGGTCACGCCACCGCTGAAAACTGATGTAAGAAAGCCTAGCATTGTGTGATCTCCAATTCGAAAGGTTGACTCTTCATTGCTTCTTCAAACATACGAATAGCGGTAGCCGATAAGAGAACAGCCTTCTGTCCTTCGATAAAACCAAGGCGCAACCCCAACGAGATACAACCGTTAAGCTGCTTCTTCCACTTCGGCACACTCCCGCAGAAGTTGGCTGAATGAATTCTTATTCCACTTCGATTTAGTACCGGAACAATTAGATACATGTTACGTTTAAATCTTGGAGAGAATGTCATCATCCCTCGGTATTCCCCTGCCGGTATGCATGAGACGTTCGCTTCATTGTTGTGATCAGGTAACTCTCCGGTGAATAGAGGTCGCTCTAGTTCATCGGAGAGAAGCTGACCAAACGTTCCTTGATCACTTGTCTCATGTCGCAGGAGGACCACCTTGCGCATCGAATCAACCACCACCAGCGAGCCAAACTTTCACAGCAGTCAAAGCTCCAGCCATTCCACCACCACCACCAACGATACCGAGTCCGAGCAACAAACCCTTGCCTCGATCCTTGATAGCGTCCACATCTTTAACAACAGCATGGAGCTTGGCGAGTTCTGTAGTATTATGCGCCTTGTGTTCAACAAATTGCGAACTGAGCAATTTGATCGCGCCTCGTTGCTCGATCAACTCTTGGTTCGCATTATCCATCTTCATAAAGATCGCGGTATTCTGCCTCATGGCTTCATCTACACGAGCAGCTAGCGATCCTAGTTGTCTTGATACTTCATCAATGTCAGCCACGATATGATCCCCATCACATGATATTAAGCGTTCTCAATCCATCGACATGTATCCTCATCGAGAGTCCAACTACCTTCTGTCGGCATCGGAGGAACAAATGCATCTCGTACAGAATCGTAAGTAAATCCGACTCCTGCATAGTTCTTTCGAATGTTTGAGTTGTATGATGTCTTCTTCCACGTACCACTACCAAAGAAGCCTTCGCACCACGAGATGCCAGCTTCTTCGGTAGGCTCAACATCATTGTCGATCACGACAACACGAAGAACAACGTTGTTTTCATCAAGCTCTGCGTAATGTGCCATCTTACTGGAACCTATAACGAATGATCACAACACCGGAACCGCCAGCACCACCATCAATGTTAGCGCCACCATCATAACCGCCGCCGCCACCACCACCGCCAGTGTTCGCAGTGCCAGCAGTTCCAACAGTATTTTGTGTTCCGTTACCACCACCACCACTTCCACCTAATCCACGAGTCTTTCCGTCCCAATCGTCACCACCACCGCCACCGCCGCCCGCACGCGTTACCGATGATCCAGTGATGCTGCTTGCTGTTCCGTTACCACCCGCACCTGATGTTGCTCCTGTACCAGCAGCACCAGCAGCAGAAGCACCACCACCACCTCCGTTTGGATACGGAGAACCACCTGGAGCATTACCACCAGCATTACCTTGACCGGCAGGAGAAGCCCCGCCGCCAGAAGTAGGACTACCAACAGCACCCGCTCCGCCGCCCGATCCGCCAGCGTTTCCGTTTGCGTTTGATTTACCAGCACCACCACCTGTTGATGTCGTGCCATTGAATGAACTGTCTGATCCATTCGTTGAAGCACCGACAGTGCCGACACCGCCAGCACCAACGACAACGGGGAATGTTCCAGTAGAAAGAGCAGTCGTGCTTAGTGTCTTGTATCCACCAGCACCACCACCCCCACCGCCGGACCATGCTCCACCACCGCCGCCAGCAATGATCAATGCTTCTGAAATATCACCAGCATTCGATACAACAAAGTCTCCGCTCGATGTGAATGTGTGAACCTTGTAATCACCATCCGTTGTGATCGTTCCACCAGTCGCAACGATATATGGCGAGTTGAATCGTAGATTCATATAAGCAACACTAAGAGGACCAGCCATTTAGGTTAATCCTGATCCAGAGATGAGCCACGTTGTAGAAGTCATCTTGATAGCTGTTGCTGATCCGTATCGAGCAAGGCTACGAGAGCCAGTTGTTCCGCCAGGAGACATGTACATTGTGTCAGTGGTGATCGCAATCGTCACAACGTTAGCTGTCATGTTGATAAACGTGAGAGCAGTGCCGATTGTATATGCAACAGAAGCATTTGCAGGAATCGTAAACGTTCTTGCATTCGCATCAGTTGACGGATGATAGATGTGCTTTCCTGCATCACTAAGTTCAAGAGTGTAATTAGCACTTTGACTGTTCTGTTCGATGATACTTGCGGCAGGACCAGTTGCACCTGTAGCACCTGTCGCTCCTGTTGGGCCTTGATCACCTTGCGCACCAGTAGCTCCCGTTGCTCCCGTAGCGCCTGTTGCTCCCGTCGCACCAATAGGAGTGAACTGGAAGTACACAACATCAGCAGCGGTGAGCGTACCGTTACCAGCAATGTTCGCAATCGTGAATGTAAGATAATCAGTAGAGTCGGTGATACTACCGCTCACTGTGTATGATCTGAAGAACGATGGATCACCTTCTTTGCGAAGAGTGAGAATGCCGCGAGACGATGACGAGCCATAATCATCAAACGATGCAATGAAGTCGGACACATCAGGGTTGCCAGCATCAGCAGAGTTATTCGAGAAACAGATCGTTGTAGCAGATGCTAGCGTCGCATTGTTGAGACGAAAATCACCATCGCCAGGATCAGCGGCAGTGGTAGTTGAGTCATCATATGTAAATTGGAAATCAACACCACCCGCGACAGATGTATCAGATACGACAACCCAATACGTAGGATTCGCTGCACGATCTTGTGCAAACGTCTGTGATGCGTGTGAAGTGTGATTCACTGCGCACTGATAGATCACATAGTTCGTGCTATCAATGCGTCGATCCGTTGCAACATACGCAGTAGAGTTCGCCCAAACAGGAGCAGCTAATCCCGAGATCGTTTGCAGAATGGCATCGATGTCGGTGATGTTCCGATTCATCTGATCATGCCACGTCGCCCAATTGAAGTTGATCGTGGTTAGCCGGAAGTTCGTGGTGTAAGCGAGAACCGCAGTCATCGTCTAATGCTCCCATGAAGGCGTAAGACTGTGAGAGAGATCAGTCTCAAGTCTTTCTTCGAACTGCCTTTGATTCTGAATTTTGCGATCTTGAACTTCGAAGGCCACGACCAAACGCGCTCATCGATAGTCCGTCTCCCGCCGCCAAATGGCTGTTCGCCCGAGCCGTAGCCACCTGACGAACCACCGATAAAGTCAACGGAGAGTGCGGGGTCATCTACTCCGTCCATGTCGTAGCGAATATTATCAATATACATCTCAAGTGTAAATGGTGAATCGCCCAGGGTTTCTAGCTGGACGTAGCGTGACTGTTTGATCTGTGGGCGCTGACCGAAATCGACCCAAGGAAACTCTACATCGAAATCAACATCAACACCTGTTCCATCAGTATCACTCGGACCATTGATGAAGTCAGCATAGTATTGATCACTCTCTGTACCATACACATAGATGTCAGTCGCATCAGCCAAGAAGATACGATTCAAGAACGAACGACATGCAGCACGGAAGTTCCATCCTTCGAACTTGCTCCACTGCTCTATTTTTTGTGATGGCTTACTTGTGAAGACCCAACACGTTGTTTGCGTAGTAGACGCTTGTAGAGGATGATTAGGTACGAAGAGCATGTACTGATCGTCTGTGCGGTTGTACACAGCAAAGACGCGATCAACGAGAGAAGATAGATTAAGATTCCGAAGATCAGCACGCAGACCTGGATCAACAAGACGGCTGGCACGCTTAGGACGAAAAGAACTCGTAAGAAGAGCTTGCGCAACTGAGGGCACTCCATTGTTGTCGCACATGAAGAAGTCATCACCGACCGAGAGCATTGCACGGTGAGACACGCTTCCATTCTGTTCGATAGCGTCTTGATAGAGAGGCTGATGAGCACCAGTGTCATCATATCGATCAAGCTCAGCAAAGATAGATGCAGAGTCGAACGATACGACAAGACGATCACGGAAACGACCAAGACCACGAATCTCACTCGTACCCGCGATCTTAGATAGATCATCGTTACGTGCAAGGTTCGGATCAGCATCACCGGCCCACGTACCACTCGCATCTTTATGAGAGATATAGAGTGTGTTTGGTGCGGTTGGATCACCGGCCATGACAACGTAGTGATTGATCGTTGTGATGTATTGACAGACAGGTGTGTTAGCGTTTGATCCAGAATCGAGATCGACAAGATAATTAGTAGAGAAGTCTGACGCTACGAGGATAGGCTTATCAACACCATTGACGATGATAAGCTCTCCACCGAATTCAGCGAAGTTGACTTGAGTAGCAGAACTACTCCACACATCAGGATTGTCATAAGCAGGAGTACCAGCGCCACCATTGAGCGAGAACGCTGACATATCACGGCCACGATTATCCACGAACGTGAGAACATCGGTTGCCCATGATACAGAGATGTCAGTAGCCGCAGCATCGGCAGCACGAAACGCAGCTTGTAGAAGAGTAGCTAATGCCGCTCCATCAGCAACAGCAGACGTATCAGTACCAGTAAGAGTCACAGCACCAATTGTGCCACTGAATGCAGTTCCAGCTACTGCCTGTGCATTCGTGACAGCAATCGTCGCTTGCGAATCATTGGCTGCACGAGCGATGGTCGAGTTCCAGATAACAGTAAGAACACCGGCACCATTGATCTTGCCAACTTCACCGGCAGTAGTCGCTACAACGATGTGATTGTTGAAATACACCATGTTGAGGATCGATCCCGCGAGTGAACCGCTTCCACCATATGTGTACGTGCCTTCGAGATTAAGTTCTGCACCAGCATCAGTAGGCGTGTATGCACCAACGTTGATCGTAAACAAGTGTGCATCGATAACAGTAACCGTCTTAGTACCATCGATGGCAGAGCCGAGAACACCGTTCACATTCTCTTGTGATCCAAACGTGAGGGAGTCACCAGTAGTGAGGCCATGATGCACGCGTTCAATAGCGAGATTGGGTGAAGTCGATAAAGAGAAGTTAGCCAAGAATGAGTCATTATCAGACATGGTGAACGTTGCTGCTGAATCAATCGCACAGAACAACTTCGTACCGTATCGCTTATTCAATGCACCGCCTTCACCGCGGAATTGATTCTTCAGTGTTGTTTGATAGATCGGTGAGAGGTTCTGCTCGTTATCAGCAAGATTCAATCCACCGGAGAAGTCTCTCAGTGTTGAATCTTGGATATTCTTTCCACGAGGAACAGCTTTACTGCGCATTATCTCCACTCCGTCTCAATGCCAGAACCCGCACCCGGATCAACAGGAATAGGAGCAGCCGAGACAATCGAACTCTTCACTTGCAAGAAGCGTTCTTCATATCGACTTTGAAACACAGCGGCCTGTCCAGGGTTCGCAGCGTCTTGCTCAGCATAGAGCCACGCAGCCTTGAAGATCGGCAACCACTTGTCGAGATAGATCGTATCAGTCGGGATGAAATCAGCAGGCTTCGTTCTTACTCGACAATCTACCGTACCAGTTGATGCAGCGGGATACACTCGGAACACACGCTCACGAGTAGTGGTGTATGCATCATAAAACTTTGGAGTAGTACCAGTGACAAGACTCGGATTCTCTTGCGAAGGCATACGATGGATAGGCGTGCGTGTTCCACCGATGAGCATCGTACCGATGTCTTGGATTCTCTTAACATACGTGTCGATGTTTGCATTCGGAATGCCAATCGTACCGTCAAGCGTGAACGTTTGCCATGACGTGTATTCCGGCCAGAAGTATGAATCGAAGATTTCATCGAATGCACTCTGGAAGTAAGAGGCGATAATGTCTTCTGCGTATGTCTGCACTGACGTACCAGGGACCATCGACATTTGCTTGATGATCTCTTGAACGCAATCAGATTGTGTCGGGAAGCTAATCGTCATCGATCAATACTCCTTATAGTAATATGGCGGCACAGAGGACCACAACCCTGTACCGCCACACATCACTCAGAACAACTAAGCTTACGCTGCGTTGTAGTGAGCAATTCCCATCAGACCACCGTTACCGGCAGCGTTGATCGAGTTATCCGCGATGAAGATACCAGTGAGGTCTTTCGAACCATCAGGCGTAGTCGTCGGAGTATAACGACCACGAGGATCACCAGTCGTCGCAGTTTGCGGATCAGTGAGAACCGGAGCAGTGAGAGTTCCCGCAGCAGCCGGAACACCATCAGCGATTTCACCAAGGCAGTGTGTGGTCTTATACGGAAGACCGAAGATACCACCCCAACCGACAGAGAACGTATCAGAAGCGGAAGCACCGCAAGTGATACGATCAATGGTCTTGAGGACTTTCACACCAGCAACAGCGGTATCACTGTTAAGTGAGAAAGTTTCTTTTATCGGCTGGCCGTAGAAGTCACGACCGTACACAGCGACAGCAGCGGTGTTAGTCGTAGTACCGATGGCGCGGATCGTTGCACCGAATGTGGCTTCGGCAAGATACGCAGTGGCAGAGTCGAACGAAGCACGACCAACATCGATAGCAGTATCCTGTGCCATCGTCGTGATAATGCCCGTAGTAGCAGCAGCAGGCGGCGATCCGAAGTTGACGATGTAAACACCGCCCTCTTGGATATCAGCAGCAAACTGCATCGCAGGGACATACGAGTTGAGCATCACTGCTCCCGCATGTTTCTTCTGATTGTAGACAGTCATAGTCTATATCCTTTCTATTAGCTTTCGCTTTTATTCTTCAACACCACCTTGGGTGCGGAAGCATTGTTCTTCGTCTTCATAGGCATTGTCATACCGGGAATGCCAAGCTGACCAACAACATCACCAGTTTCCATATCGACAAGCGTAGGATCACCACCGAATCCGAGACGAAGAAGTTCTTCCTCTGTCTCGATAAACACTGAATGACCTTTCGGGAAGACAACCATGTAACCATGATCGAAGGTAATCGTTTCTTCCTTCTTCACAGTTTCATACTTGCCTTCAGCGATCTTGTTCTTCGAATACTTGATCACCTTCTTCTCGAATGGGCCTTCTTGACGCTGAACAACGAAAGCAGGTTTGATATCACGAGCGGCGGACATGTGGTCGTATCCTTCTATTAGATGGCGAGATAAGCGTGTTTACGGTACGCAGCCCACAAGCAAAGCTGACCCTGCCACACAACGCGCGAACCTTTAGCATCGACAGTCCACGGAGACGTAAGCTGTTTCGCCTTCATGTTGACGTGCTTCAGGATGTGTAGACGAAGGAACTTGCTGTTGATGAAGTACGCGGTGTTAACCGGACAATCTTCATCATAGAGCATCGCCACGCCGTTGTGCGAGACACCGGAGAATCCGAGATCGTACATCTTGCTTCCGCTCTTGGAAGTGTTGAGATTGATCACGGCTTTGTCACGCACGGCTTGACGATAGTGCCGCATCACGTTACGACCGCACAGGATGAGATCAGGCTTCTCGCCCTTCATCGTGAGATCAAGCTGGATGTCATCGAAAGCTTCTTCGATGTTCGTGCTATCGAGAGTACCAGCGAAATCGTAAGCAGACGTACGCCACTGGCTTTCGTTCACACGAGAGATACCGCCGAGAGTACCAGCCGTAGGATCAGCAGGAATCATGTTCCCAAGACCATACGGATCAGTGCCAGCGCCGGTAGCATAGAGATACGAAGAGAACTTCTCTTTGATCGATTCTTCAAGCACGTTCATCTTAGCTTTAAGCAGCTTGAAGATTTGCGCTTCACCACGGTTTTCGTCTTCTTCCTGATCAGAGATGATCACAGTACCAGCGACACGCGACCAGCCATAAGAGACAGTCGTGAATTCGTTAGTCTGCGCAGTCGGAAGCGAACCGTAGTATTCGTACGAAGTGACGTTCGGGTTACGACCAGTGGTGAGAGGATTGGTGATGTCTTTACCACCATCTTCGAATTCCACTTGTTCGTTAGCGAATTGCCATGCCATGTAAGCATTGCTCTTCACCGAAGCCATGATCAACTTACCACGAGACTTCGTGATAGTTGAATGCGTTACTGTTGCGAGAATCATTGTTTATCCCTTGTTGACTACTGTTTGAAGTAGCCAGCCTCTTTCATGGAACCTTTGATAATGTCGGACCACGAAGCTGAAGCTGGCGCGATAACCGGCTCGGGAGATTGATCGTCATCATCGCGTGCTTGAGGCACAGTCTGACGAGTACGCGGCAATCCACCTTGCTGTTTTTGATTCACAGGAGCTTTGCCCCCGGTTGCGCGCTGTTGTTTCAGCGGGATATCCCAAGAGAGGTTATTCTGTGCGATGAAAGCTTTGACCGCGTAGTACGCCTCACTAGGAGTCATCTCCGGGTCTTTCTCAATCAGCGCAGCGATAGCCTCTTCTTGAGCTAGTGCGTCAGGGAATCGTTCTGTGAACGCATCGTACTGACGTTGGACTTCTTGATCGGCTTCGATCTGTCTCTGTCTCGTTTCACGGCTCTCCGTGAACGGTTGCATCTTGGCGTCGATCATAGCCTGAATAGCGGCTGTGTCAACTCCTGCTTGACCGATATCGACATTTATGCCCGCAGACTTGGCCTGGGTGAGCAGATGCTTAATCAGCTTCGCAGGGTCCTCCTTCCAAGCCTTAACGAGTGAGTAACCAGTGATGGCCTCTTGCGCGTTAAGTTCATACTTGGAGAAATTAGCTGCATCCTTGTACGCCTGAATCTCACGTTGAAGAGCAGGATACTCTACTTCAACGGTCTTCTTATACTTCTCAAACAAACGACGTTCGGCACCACCTTGAGCGATGACTTGCTTATTCTCATCAACAAGCGGTTCGGGTTTCTTCTGCTGTTGCTGTTGGGCAGGAGCTTTCGTTGAACGTTGCTTATATCCATCAACGTTATCGTCAGGCTTCTGCTGTGTCTTCTCGACTACAGCTTCATCCTCATCAACACCACTCTGCTTCTCAACAGACTTCTCACCGGAGGAATCATGTTCTTCCATACCAGCGCGTTCATCGGCACTAACACCGCTCTGATCCATGATCCGAGAAATGATGTCATCGTCTTTGTCGTTTACGTCGCTCATCGTTGTGATCCTTTATGCTCGCCTAAAACGGCGGGGGTTGACCAGTCACTTGGGTAATAGCTTCAACAGGATCGACACCGGACTGGATAAGTTGTGCGATCTGTTGTCCGACTTCTGGCGGTAACGTTGCCAGGAATTGTTCTACCATTGCAGGATCAATCTGTGGAGCCTGCATTATTTGTTGTTGCTGCATCTGAGCCTGTTGAGCGTTGAGTCCGCCTTCTGATGCGATCTTCGCTGCGTCTGCTGATTGAATACCGATCTGCGCTTCAATGCTCTCACGGATAAGCGCCCAATCTTCTTCTTTGATCACCACTTCATCAAAAGCGTTCTCAAGAGCTTTGAGTGCTACAATCAATGCCGCAGGTGCGCTCGATGCGAACTGCCCGAGTACCTGAGACATTTCCATAGCATTCTCTTTCTTTTCTCTGCTGTTAGGCTTCTGAGTCGAACCTGACGCAGCTTGGAATGAAGAAATCGTAGCGTTGATCTGTTCGGGCGGTAGCGGCGCAACTGATCCCCACGTCTTTGCATCGATTGGTCCGAGAAGTGGAACGACATCTTCTTCTGTGTAGTTCATCAGACAGAGTTGAAGAACACACCACATGATCTCTGTGATCCAGTCTTCAACCATATCGACTTTATCATCTGTGCGTACGGTGCGGCTTTGTGAATATTGATCGATAGCTTTATTCGTCGTGTTCGTCTTGTACTGACCACCACGAGCAACTTCATTCACAGGAGCAACACGGTCAATAGCTGCGTATTGTGGTGACTTGTCGAAGAGTGACATGAAGTTAGAACCAGGAGGCAGGATCGAATAAACAACGTCTTCGATCTTCACGCCTTCTGGCAACTTCAATCCGTGCGCACCATTCTTCGATCCTCCTTCGAGAATCTTAGCCATCGCAGCATCGTCGATGTAGCTTGAGTTGAACCAAATGTTATGACGTGCCCACCGACGAGCAAGGCGTTGATGTTCGTTGATGTCATTGATCGCGTCTTGCTGATCGAGATAGTACGAGACTTCACCCTTAGAGTAAGGACCGATCACAGGCGTAACGAGTGAGAGAGGGATGAATGGGAAGAAGCGTTGCAGCTTAAGAGGATCATCCCAAACCCACAGAGGCCACTTCCAATCGTTCTCAAGATACATCTCTACACGACGAGTGATCTTATCCCATACGTACCACACAGCAGACATCTTCGCGTTTTCGAAGTCATCCTTGTTCGTGTAGCCGTATGCTTCGTGATCAGCGTCTTTATCAAAGAGAGAGAAGTTATCTTCTCCTTCTGCTTCGACTTTACTCTTAATGATGTGGTCAGGCTTGAAGATGAGGGCTTGTTTCCCTTCCTTATCTTCCCGCATGTACTTTACTTCTAAGAACTTCGTCGGGAACATCTTCTTCTTAGCCATCCACATAGCATCAAGGAAGCCATGCTCAGTGACATTCGGATCAACGATTACTTCATCAGCACGGAGAATCTGAACACTCGGACCACCGGGAGCAAGCATGTCGTACTTCTCATCGATAGCCATAAGCTCCGCTTCAAGCTTCTCGATGGTCTTAACATCCTTCGCTGTCTCTAGTTCTTTAGAGATACGCGTGATGTCAGCATAAGCCTGTTCACTCGATTCATCCTTCTTGACGAAATCGACTTCGGCCCACACGAGATTAGTCAACTGAGCAACAGTGACACCGCGACGAACCTTAGCTTTCAATCCGAGTCCTGGGTTCTCATTCTTATTGATCAGGACATTGCAGAGACGTTCCGCAACCGTGCCGAAATCTTTCGCTTTAGGGTCATCGAAATTAGCGGTGAGTTCCATACGAGGGTTCTGTGCGTAAATACGCGGAGTCGCCGCAGAGATATTGGCGAACACGATGTTCTCAATCTCAGACGACGAGTCTTTACGGATGCGTGAGGATTTAACCTTCGTACCGTTTCTTTCAACAGTCTGATCATTGAGATAATAAGCAATGGCTTCGTTCCACGCATCTTTGTATGGCTCAAGTTTCTTCTTCCCTGCTGCTACACGTGACTGCCACATCTTGCCACGCTTGGATGAAATCGGAATCTTCAGATCACCGATCATCTCAAACGAGTTGGTCTTAGGAGCCTTCTCTTTCTTACCGCCAGGAACAAGAGTGTCGTCCGACTGTGCAAGAATTTCTTTCTCTGTAGCGTTCATCTCTTTCTCAATGGGCATAGCGAGCTTTCCCTTCGTTATCTTCAAAGTCATGTTCAGCCCACGTATGCAAACCGAACTGTTTCTTTCTAAATGGTATCACGACCTTACCGAGATCAGGACGCTTAGACAGAAGATACTTCGTTGTGTCTAGTGCATGATCATTACGATCAATCGGTGCGTCTTCATTATTTCCCGCAGAGTCCTTCTTCCACACATATCCGCCGTACTCATTCGGAATAAACTCTAGGTGATCTGAGTAATAGAGGAACGGAGCATTAGGCGAACCGTAGAACGGATTGATGTGGAACTGTTGTGGTGTGAGATACTGCCTTACTTTAGTGATCCCAGGTAACACAGAGTTGTCTGCACGAGCCATTCTAATGTCATGCTCTAAGAACTGTGCAGCTACCGTTGTAGAGAGTTGGCCATGACTCCCAGGCTTGCGGCGGAATAGATCAGGGTCGGCCAGAATAACGGTGTCATCAGGTATAAAGTGCTTCTCACGAATGAGTCGAATCCGTTTGGCTTGGTCTTCGATCTCAAGTTCTTTTTCGTAAAAGCCATCAACAACAAAGACATTGCGCTGCTCATCAACAAGGCCAAGTAGATAGCAACTTGGAGCAGCGATCCCGAAATCGTATGCTTCAATAACTGTAAACTTAACATGGTCATCTCGCTTCTTTTGAATCGTGTTAAGCATGAGATGTCGATTGACCATGTGCTTCTGATCATCGAACATCGGATAAACAAGACCCTCATACGCTCCCCACTTACCAAGGAGGAAACGTTCACGCATCTGTCCTGTGTATGAAGCTTCTAGCGTTGTGATGTAGTCTTCTGGAAGATTGTCTTTGTTCCCATAAGTCGATCCTTCGAAGATATCAATAAGCGGCTTACCTTCGACATCACAGATGAGGTCTTTGTTCTTAACTCCCTTATTGAAGTCATGAACAGGTTTGACAATCTTTTGATAGACCCAATTACGTGTTGGGTTGCACGTGATAAGGAACCAACGAGGCCCACTTGTCGGCATGGTTGGATCGGTTCCGATGTATCGAGCCGTTCCACGTAACCGCCCAAGTAAGTCGAGAAAGTCCTTGTGTACAATCTCGGGGTCTTCGATTTGGTCAACGACGACGAGATCATAGTTTGCAGAGAGAAGATTCGATGTACTCTGCTCTTCTCCCTTCCCCTGTTGAGCGATGTACCGGAAGTTAATCGTTGTGCCATTCTTCAGCACGATGTTGTTCGGCTTATCAGTCTGCTTCTTGACCCAATACTTCGGACACCACTTGATGAATTCCTTCTTCAACGTGTCTTCAAGCTTGGGATAGGTCGCACGTGCTAGAAGGAACTCTGCACCGGGATATGCTTCTGACAGAATAAGCACACGAACACACATAGCGGAGGTCTTGCCATTAGCAAAACCCCCGCCGTAGATTTGAATCTTGTTTCGTGATGCGAAGAACTGCTCTTGTAGAGAGCCTTCCTGCATTCTGTAGGAAGAAGCCATTGTTAGTCCGGTGATCCGAATTCTAGATAGCCAGTAGTCGAAGCACCAGAAGCGATCAACTGAATCTCATCGATGTTCTGCAATGGAATGATTTGGCTTCGATCACTTGCAACACCGATGACACCCTCTGCATTAGATGTCGTGATCGTTGCTCCACCACGTTTCCAATAGAGAAGTTGTGATGCGTGGGTGTTGACGATTCGGATGTGAGAAGCTCTGCGATACGCTACATCAGGATTGATCCCACCTTTGAGTCCTGATGTGCCATTAAGCAGGTTGTTCAGCTTAAGCTTTGTAGCTGATGCGCTAATCGAGATAGCCTGAGACTTCTTAACAACGAACATTGCCTTATCCTTCTAATTCGATAACAGGAATCTGTGCGTCAACCTTACGAGAGATATACTCAATCTTCAATCCACCTTCCATCGTATGCTGATGCATGATGATGTCTGCTGGACGATGGCCTGCACGGTCGAGGATGTCTTGTGCAGCTTTAAGTGCGTTCTTATCGTCGCTGTCTGTCATGATCTCATACACTTTATTAAGTGCATCTTGAGACATAGCAGCGAAACGGATACGGATGCTTTCACTATTAAGGTCCATCACTTGATTGGATACCTTAGTGAATAGATCAGAGAAGAGTCGAGCTTCACCGATAGCTTTGATCTTCTCGATGTCTGTGCCTAATGCTTCTGCAATGTCAGAGTCAGGCATACCAAGAAGACGATAGACGATCATCGCTGCGATGCCGTTCATCCTCTTTGGTTCGATAGGGAGATCACTGAGACGCGTAGTGATCATCTCATTAGCAGTCGGAGCAGAGATCGTTGAAGAGGGACGAACGCTTTCCTTCTTCTCACGAATAACTTGACCAGTCTTCGTGTCGATCTTTGATCCGTCTGCTAACTCGATGTGGTCGATGACAGACACTAGAAAGCTCCGCGATTAGTGTAAGGCTCTTCGGGATTTGGCTTTTTACCTTTTAGAATCTCGCTGATAAGCTTCTGCATGATACCCGGTTCTTCTTGTTTTTTCGGCTGTGAAGCTTCTTCTGCATACATCTGCTTCAAGCTCTTCCGTTTATCAGGAGCATACATCTTCTCTTCTTCGAGCATTCCTTTGTATGTCGTAGCTTTAGGAACATTGCTCGGACGTTGCGGCTTCTCGATGTTTACATCAGGACCGACGCCGTCGTAGTTATATGCATTCATATGCTCCTGTATCGGATCGCCCATCAACTGTTCATTCGAGAGTGGTTGGAAGTCTAAGGGAGCAGGCTCCTTCATCTGACCAGCGGACATGCGATTGATGTTGTCGAATGTCGGCTTCAATCCTTGCTTCGCTACCATGCCCGCAGCATCGATAGGCTCAGGTGACTCTACGTTCTGCTTCTTCATGAAGTGAACTTTAGTCATGTCATCGCTAGGAAGCTTCTTGGTCGAGTCTTCTTCCTCACCGCCTCCTTGAAACATCCCCTTGCCCATACCACCGAGAAGCATTGCTCCAAGGATCGATGCGATTGTTCCACCAGTGCCCATCTTCTTACTCCTTATATAAAGAAGCGGGAGGATGACGATGCACCCTCCCGCTTAGGCTCAATTACTTCTCACTCGGGGGAATGATTACTAAGTAAGAGCCGGACCACCGTTACCACTCGTATCACGAACATAGCTCGGACGTGTCTTCATGGTAGTCAATTCAGCAAGCGTATTCGAGTTAGCAGTAGAAGAAGCAGCCGCAGTGGTGATCGTCTCACTCTCAATCGTACGAACACCACCAAGCATACCGAGATCAGTGTCGATCTGCTTCACTCGTTTGTTCGTCACACTGCCGGTCGTTGCACCACTCGCTGTAATGAGATCAGTGATCTGGTCACGAATAGCACGAGCCGTCTTACCATTACGAAGACGAACGAACAGTTGCGATCTTCAAGTATACGGAATGGGTTGGATGATATTGTATCGAGAATTATGGGCACGACTCCTCAAGCTCAAGAAGCTCTTCGCAACAGACAAGAAACAGCCAGAATGAGAAGGGAAGCGGGACGTTGAGTGCTATCGACCACATCGAATTAGCAGACGGAACGAAGGTAAGCACCTCTACAGGTGAAGTCATTCGTGAGAAGAAGGAGAGAACTGTCTTCACCGACAAAGCTCTCCCGCCTTCTGCTAATGAGATGATCACGACACGGCTCTCCGATCTTCCTGCTTCTCCTCGACAGATGAACGGCATTGCGGCTCTCATCGTATATCGTTTACTCGGTATGCCCGAGACTGATATCGCTGAGGCACTCGGAACAGACGTAGAGAAGATCAAAGCCATCGCTGCCTCGTCACTCTTTACTGATCTATATGGTAAAGTGTCGAATCAAGTGATGGACCTAAATAGCGAGAGCATTCGTGTACGCTTCGCTGCTATGTCTCGTGATGCACTTAATAAAGTGTATGAGATCATGTCTGATAGCGATGACAAGAACGCTCTCAAGGCTGCTCAAGATATCCTCGACCGTGCGGGCCATCGTCCTGCGGATATTGTGATGCATCAGCATAGAGTCGAAGGTGGTCTCAAGATCGAGTACATCTCTCGTAAGATCGATACTGTTCTTCCTGTTGTGGAAATTGAGGGGTAAAAGAAATGTTCGTTGTTAAGAAGTCACAAGCTATCTCGATTGGTGCCTCTGCCACAAAAGTAAAGCTGAATAACTCCATCACTGTTCAAGGCGCTAATCCTGATGTGATGTATCGCAAAGCTTCACACATTCGCATCGTCAACACACACGCATCGCAGCTTCTTTATTGGAAACGTGGTGGTGCTACGATCACGACATCTAATGCTGAAGGTGTGATCGGTGTCGCAAGCGATAGAAGTCAGATCATCCCACTACAGAACATCGATGAGATTCAGATGATTGCTTCTGGTGCAACGACCACTGGCTATCTTGAATTCGGCTCACCGGACTAACTAGACGAATCCGGGGGGATCACACATCGTGGCTTCGTCTGCTTATCGCTTGCAAGAAGGTTCCTTACAGGAACAGTTCTTCGCATCACGCAATAAGATTCAAATCTACGGCGGAGGTTTTGCTAATGGCAAGACCTCCGCAATGTGTGTTCGTGTCTTGATGCTTGCAGAGTCGTATCCCGGTGCTGAGTTCTTGCTTGCTCGTGCTACTTATCCTAAGCTTGAAGACACATTGAAGAAAGAGTTCATCAAGTGGTGTCCTGCGCATTGGATTAAGAAGAAGACGGATAAGCCGAACAACATTCATCTCTCGAATGGTACAACGATCAACTTCCGCTATATCGCACAACAGGGGAAGGGTGAGGAGCAATCGACATCCAATCTCCTCTCTGCCAACTATGATCTCGTTGTCGTTGACCAAATCGAAGACCCCGAAATCGTACACAAGGATTTTCTCGACCTACTTGGGCGCTTACGTGGAACGGCTCGATACATCGGAACCGATCCCACAATGCCCACCAGTGGTCCGCGTTGGTTTCTTATCACGTGCAATCCAACTCGCAACTGGGTCTATAAGAAGATTGTCAAACCTGTTCATGACTATAAGAAGAAGATCAAGAACAGCGATCTCATCTGTGATGTCGAGGGCGTTCCACTAATCGATATCTATGAAGGATCGACGTATGGGAACAAAGACAATCTCCCCGCCGACTACATTACTACTCTTGAGGCTTCGTACACAGGTCAAATGCGAGAGCGTTTCCTTCTGGGGAAATGGGGTGCATACGAAGGACTCGTGTTTCCGATGTTTGATGAACAGAAGCATTGTGTCGATCAGAGACTCATGCTCAACACGATACAAAGAAAACGAGATGACCATGTCAAGTTCACAGTTGTCGAAGGATACGATTTCGGTATTGCAGCACCGAGTTGCTACTTGCTCGGACTTGTTGACGAACAGCGAAACGTCTTCGTCATCGACGGCTTCTATGAGAAAGAGATGGAGATTCCAGAACAGTGTGAGAAGATTCGTCTCATTCGTGAGAAGCATCACATCCCACATGACAACGCGATATTGGCTGATCCTGATCTATTCCGGCGCAAGCCTGGGCAGCATGGGAGTCTATCTACTACTGTAGCAGGACAGTTCCGTGATGAAGACATCATCCTCATTCGTGGTGATAACGCGGTCATCCCTGGTATCACAAAGATCAGACAATATCTCACACCGCAAGAGTTCCACATCAATCCGTTCTATGGTTCTCCCGGTGGTGCGTTCCTCTATTACTCGAATCATCTAGAGTTCATTGGTAATGAGTATGCGGGTTATACGTGGAAGAAGAATACATCAGGCGATAACGAAGACGTACCAGTAGACAAGAACGATCACGCGATTGATACTACGAAGTACATGCTCTCGAAACGTCCTGACATTGGTAAGGTAGTCGTACCGTTCCGTAAGAAGTCATTCGGTCTACAATCGTGGGCCGAATCGGATTATGAAGATCATAAAGGAAAAGCCCGTTATGGCCGATAAGCCTCTTAACGAGACAGAGAAAGACGTGCTTGCGATGAGTGATGATAGCTTCAAAGAAGGAGCTACGTCTAAGAAAGCACCGAAGACAAACTCATTCGAGATGATCGGGGCGTTGAAGATTCCCATCTCGTCCAAGCGTGGAAAGATGTGGCAGTCCCGCGTTCGTGAAGGGAAGAAGAAACTTGACCCGTACAAAGATGCGTGGAACGAGGCCATCGCTTATTATCTCAATGATCAGACTATTGAAAGAGACGGTACTAAAACCAAGTCGTCGCGTATCAGGAAAGAATCGTCGTCTGAGATTGAGAACATCGTATTCGCCAACATCTCTGCGGCGACTCCTCGTATTTACGCACAGAACCCTCGTATGGAGATCACATCTAATTACGACGATGCAAAAGCGAAAGATTTCGCAACGGTTGCGGAACGGCTGTGTAATGTTCTGATCAATAAGAATGAGAACCCCGGCCTCGGACTAAAAGCGAAAGTACGTCGCGGTGTTACTGTTGCGCAGCTTACCAATCTCGTATGGGCCGAAGTTGATTTCGTAAAGAAGGATGAGTCGAGCGAGCAGGCGTATGCTGACATCAAGCGTATCTCTAAAGAATTGGAAGATGCGAAGGATGTGAAGAAGATCGAGGAGCTTGAAGCACAGCTTATGGCTATCGATGAGAAGTACGACATGCTTGCTCCTGGTGGTCCGAATGTCACGATCCTCCGCGCTGATGAAGTAATCGTTGATCCGAATGTCACAGAGCATGGCTTTATCGATGCGATGTGGATGGCTAAGAAGAAGATGTTCCCGACACGCTTCTTAGAAGTTAAGTACATGCGTAAGGACAAAGAGGGCAAGCAAGCTCTCATCTTCAAGCCTGATCACATCATCAAGAACAAGATCGAAGCAGAAGGGGACGAGCCGTTCTCTCTATTCGAAAGTGACGGAGAGCCTGAGAAGTACGGATACTCCAACAAAGACGACTTCGAGAACGCGAAGATGTCTGCCGTGTGGTACGTATGGGATAAGATCACTCGTCGTGTTGAGATGTATCTTGAGAACGATTGGAAGTGGCCGCTGTGGGTTTGGGATGATCCTCTCAAGCTTCAACGCTTCTTCCCATTCGTACCTCTCTCACTCGTGACACCTGTGATCGGTCCTTACTCCAAGGGAGAAGTCTCTTATTATCTCGATCAGCAGGACGCGATCAACGACATCAACGAACATCAACGACTCGCTCGTCGGTGGGCACGTCATAACGTCTGGTACAATTCGACGTACATCGATGATGTCACTATGGCGAAGGTGCTAGAAGGCGGTGCGAAGAATGGTGCTCATGGATTGAAGCTTGAGCCCGGAGTCAAACTTGAAGACGTGATCTACTCGATCCTGCCTCCGGGCTCGAACTTCATGTCTCTATTTGACAAGTCACCGCAGTATGCAGCCATTGACCGTGTTGCTCCTGTGAATGAAGTTGCTCGTGGTGGTCAGTACAAGACGAACACCACAAACAAGGCTATCGATCAGTACTCACAGTCTCGTACCGTACGCACAGATGATAAAGTCGATATGGTCGAAGATTGGATCACAGAGATCATGTGGTGTGTTCTTCAACTCTGTCTGATGAATTATAGAGAAGAAGACCTTGTTCCTCTCCTTGGACCTATCGATGCAAAGACGTGGGGATCAGTTGCACCACTCCCGCCTGAACAAATCAATGCTACGATCTCTTCATTCCAAGCTGCATCAGGCTCAACTCAGAAGCCTAACAGCCGTGAGAAGAAAGAGAATGCTATGGAGATGTCGCAAGTTCTCGGTCAGTTCGCGTCGAGTGCGCCTGCTGCATTGATCGTGGCACTCAAAGCATTAGAACAAGCGTTCGATGAAGTCGTGATCAAAGAAGAGGATTGGGCATTGATCCGTGAGAGCATCGAAGCACAAATCGGAATCCAATCCGCCGACGCAGCGAAGATCGCATCAGAAGGTGGATTGAACAATCAACAACAGATGATGCAAGAACAACAGATGATGCAGCCACAGCCGGTTGATCCAGCTATGGTCGAAGAGTTTCTTGCATCACTACCTCCCGAAGTTGGTCAACAGATCGCAGAGCTTATTCAATCCGGTGCCGATCCTGTTGAAGCTATCACACAAGTCACCGGACAACCCCCGCCGTTTTAGGCGAGCATAAAGGATCACAACGATGAGCGACGTAGAAGATAAAGACAATGACATTGTTTCGCGTATCATGGAACAAAGTGGTGTCGGAGAAGATGAACGTGCTGGTATGGGAGAAAGTGATTCCCTGTCCGGTACGAAGTCTGTTGAGAAGCAGTCGGGCGTTACTGATGATGAAGGCGATGAAGAGCCACGTCAGCAACAGCAGAAGCCTGATGTAAACAATGATGGGACTAAGCAGAAGGCTCAGCCTCAGCAAAAGCCAAATCAACAGCAGCAACAGCACAAGAAACCCGAACCGCTTGTTGATGAGAATAAGCAGGTCATCGCTAATGGCGGTGCCGAACGTCGCTTGTTTGAGAAGTATAAGCGTGCTGCCGAAGTCGATCTCCCGATTCTTCAGCGTGAGATCAATGCGTATAAAGAAGCTGCTAACTTCTCCAAGTATGAACTTAACGCGCAGGAAGCCATCACTGGTTACTCACTCGTTAAGGCTTGGAAGGAAGACCCTGCGAAACTGATCAAGCATTTGATCACTCAGGCGAAGACTGCCGGTATCAGCGTTGATCTCGGTGGTGGAGCGCAAGCTGGCATTGACACCGAGGCTGTCCGTGCTATTATTGCGGAACAAATGCGCCCTCTGACTGATGCTCGTCAGCAGAGAGAACAAATGGCCGAAGCTAACGCCCAGGCCGAAGAACAATACAACGCGTTCGTGGAGCAATTCCCCGACGCGACGATCCAAGAAGAGGCTATCGCTGCACTGATTACTAAAGACCCTGATATGACTCCTCGTGAGGCATACTACGCGGTCAAGAGTTTCATCGCAGAGAATGGTTTGTCTTGGAACATCCCGCTGAAAGATCAGCGCGTAACCGGGGGGAAACAGACCCCTGTGCATAAACAACAGCCTGGAATGCCGCGTACTCGTCAAACTGTCGTAGTGCAGAATGATGACGCCGACGACAACTCCGAGCCGGTTATCGCGCCAGCATCTTCTTCATGGCCCGACATTATTAAGTCTTCGATGAAGGAAGCTGGCTACTATAAATAGTAGTCAACAAAGGGATAAACAATGACTCTCGCAACTGTAACCCATTCAACGATCACGAAGTCTCGTGGTAAGTTGATCATGGCATCGGTGAAAAGCAACGCCTACATGGCGTGGCAGTTCGCCAACGAACAGGTCGAATTCGAAGATGGTGGTAAAGACATCACCAATCCTCTGACGACTGGTCGCAACCCGAACGTAACCTCTTACGAATACTACGGATCGCTTCCTACTGCGCAGACTAACGAATTCACGACTGTCTCTTATGGCTGGTCGCGTGTCGCTGGTACTGTGATCATCTCCGATCAGGAAGAAGACGAAAACCGTGGCGAAGCTCAAATCTTCAAGCTGCTTAAAGCCAAGATGAATGTCTTGGAAGAAAGCATCAAGGAGAAGTTCTCTTCCTACCTCTATGCGACCGGCGCTGGCACTGATCCGTATGGTCTTGGCAACATGATCCCTGCTGATCCGACTGCTTGCACTCTCGGTGGTATCTCTCGTGTGAACGAGTCGCAGTGGCGTACGTCTTCGTATGACTTCGCCGGTACGCTCGACAGCACGAACATCGAAGAAGCGTTTGACGACATCCAGCTTGATCTCACGATGAAGGGCGAGAAGCCTGATCTCATCCTGTGCGGTCGTAACGTGATGCGTCACTATCGCCAAGCCGTTCGTGATAAAGCCGTGATCAACCTCAACACTTCCAAGAGCGGAAGCAAGATGTATGATCTCGGATTCTCGGGTGTCTCGCACAACGGCGTTGCGATGCTCTATGATGAAGATTGCCCGGTCAATACCGCGTACTTCATCAATAGCAAGTTCCTGCGTCTGCACATCCTAAAGCACGTCAACATGAAGGCGAAACAGCTTACGTCTCCGTGGACTGTCGATGCTAAAGGCTCTCGTGTTGTTTGGCAGGGTCAGCTTTGCTTGTGGGCTGCTTATCGTAAGCACGCCTATCTCGCAATCTAATAGAAGGATACGACCACATGTCCGTTGTTCGTGATGTAAAACCCGCTTTCGTTGTTCAACGTCAAGAAGGACCGTTCGAGAAAGACGTGATCAGATACGGAAAGACGAAGATCGCGGAAGGCAAATATGAAACCACGAAGACAATCGAGAAGAAAGTCTTCACTCATGGCTACATGGTTGTCTTCCCGAAAGGTCATTCCGTATTCATCGAAACCGAAGAAGAACTTCATCGTCTTGGTTTCGGCGGTGATCCCACGCTTGTCGATATGGAAACTGGTGATGTCGTGGGCGCTCTTGGTATTCCCGGTATGTCTATGCCGACGAAAACTCGGAACGCTCCGATCAGCGGAAGTAAATAGGAAGGAACTAGACTATGACTGTCGCTTCTCAGAGAAAACATGCTGGACGTGTGGCGCTTAACTCATACGTTCCCGCGATGCAGTACGCTGCGGAACTTGGTGACAATAACATCTTCTATGTCAACTTTGGTTCGCCGCCTGCTGCTGCTACTACTGGCATTATCACCACGATGGCACAGGATACGGCTATCGATGTCGGTCGTGCTTCGTTCGACTCTGCTACTGCGTATCTTGCCGAAGCCACATTCGGCGCAACGGTACGTATCATCGGCACTACGACTGACACCGCTGCTGTTGCTGTGTACGGTCGTGACTTCTACGGCCAGCCGATGAAGGAAACTCTCACGCTTGCCGACAACGTTGCTGTTGCTGGTGTGAAGTGCTTCAAGACTATTGATCGTGTCACTGTCGGTGCTTCCGCCTCTGACACGTTCTCGATGGGTTGGGGCGGAATTTGGGGCTTGCCGTTTAAAGCTACACACTGTCTCGGTGAAATCGCTGATGGTGTTCCGGCTGCTGCGGGAACTCTCACCGCTCCGGTACTCACCGATCCGCAAACGGCTACCACTGGTGATCCTCGCGGTCGCTATACGCCGACTACGACTCCTGACGGTGCGAAAGATATCACCGCAGTATTCATCGCGGATAACTCGATCAACGCTGCCGGTAACGGTGGTCTGATGGGAATTGCTCACTACAACGCTGCGTAAGCTTCGTCTTAGTGATCAATATGTGGCGGTACAGTGTTGTGGTCCACTGTGCCGCCACATTACTATAAGGGGTATGCTTGATGACAATTTCCTTCCCGACACAATCCGAGTGCATCCAAGAGATCATTAAGCAAATGTCGATGGTCCCTGGTACATCTGTTCAGGTGTACGCAGAGGACATCATTGCTTCTTATTTCCAGAGTGCATTCGATGAAATCTTCGATTCATACTTCTGGCCGGAATACACGTCATGGCAGACTTTCACGCTTGACGGCACGATTGGTATTCCGAACGCAAACATCGACACGTATGTTAAACGGATACAGGATATCGGCACGATGTTCATTGGTGGAACGCGTACTCCGATACATCGTATGCCTTCACAAGAGAATCCTTCGCTCGTCACAGGGACCAGTCCGAAGTTTTATGATGCATACACCGCTACTCGTGAGCGTGTGTTCCGAGTGTATCCCGCTGCATCAACTGGCACATTAGACTGTCGCGTAAGGACGAAGCCTGCGGACTTCATCTCTACGAGTGTGATCTATCTCGATAAGTGGCTTCCGATCTTCCGTGCTGCATGGCTCTACGCTGAACAAGATGCCGCGAACCCTGGACTAACCGCTGTGTTCCAGAATCGTTATGAAGAACGCATGTTGCAAGTTAAATCTAGCATCGCGTCTGCTGCTCCTATTCCTGTAAACCCGAGCGCGGGATCAGGCATTGAGACGGAGTGGCGGTAATGGGTAGACAGATTCCGCGATCAAAGAAGATTCAAGACTCAACACTGAGAGATTTCTCCGGTGGCTTGAACCTTGCTGATAACGAACAGAACCTCTCACCGATCTATCAAACAACGTTGAAGAATCAGTTCCGCGGTGAAGGCGGTGCGTTGAATAAACGTTACGGCACAAAGTTGTTCTGTAAGATCGACACAGCCGCGACGTTCACTATGTCTGATAATGATGCCTTCTTGGCGAATTTCTCGTTATCAACTTCTCCTAATCTCGCTCTTGAACGCGTGCATCACGGTTTTACCACAGGTGACTCGATCACGTTCGGCTCTATTGAAGATGTCAATGGTATAACGGGTGCCGCGATCACTGGTACGAAAACTGTGACTGTGATCGATGCGCACTTGTTCACGATCAACGTTGGAGCGTTCACACCAACAGACGCGGGAGCAGAACTCAATCTCGCTGGCACATACACGTATGGTGGAAGCGGATCACTCGCCGGTTCGATCCTCAACATGGTATACTTCAATAATCATATCGTCGTCGCTACTACGGCAGGAGAGGTCGGCAAAATCAATGGTGCTGGCGTTCTCACAGTGATCTGGAATTCTACGATTGCTCGTGCAGCTAATGATTCACAAACGACAATCGCAGCGACAAACGCACAGGCAGGAGCATCAACAACTTTCTCCGGCACGATTGGAGGTGTCACGCTCACATCAACGAACACGACTGCTGCAACGGATGGTGCATCTCTCGCATCACTTCTACAGACAGCATTCCGCACAGCCGATGGTGCAGCGACGGATATCTCTGTGTCGTGGGCGACAGACGTACTCACATTCGTAGACAACCGTGGACGTGATATGTCTGCGTTCTCATTGGATGGTGGTGCGGGTGCCGCTGCTTATGACAATCCTGATGTATGGTCATCGAGTGCTACGCAAGTCAACTTCGCAGAGTTCGGCGGTGAGTTGATCATCGTCAATGGAGTTGATAAGCCAATCCTCGTAGCACAGGATTTTTCTACGAATTATCTAGTCGATATTGCGGCGGGAACGAACACGTACGTACCTGTGTGTCAATACATCGCAACGATCAATCACTATGTCGTCATGGCTGGTGATCCGACCTCACCTAATACGCTCTACATCTCACATAAAGACGCGAGTGGTACGTGGGCTGGTGATGCTGATCCGAACCTTGCACGTAATGATGATCTATCTAAGATCGCAGGCACGAGTGAGATTCGTGGTCTTGGCCGTTTCCGTGATCGTCTTGTCGTATCGTTCGACTCCGCTTCTATCTTCGCAGAGCTTGATCGCTACGATGACACTGGCGCACATCAACCTCTCTATCAAGATGCCATCGAGCAAAACGGAAGTGTCTCTCATCGAGCAATGCTCTCAGTCGGTGATGACTTCTTCATGTGCGATAACAATGGTGTCCCGTCTGTCGCTCAGGCTTTGCTCACCTCATCCTTTCGGCCTAAGCGTGCAAGTCGTCTAGTCGATCCTGGCCTACGCGCTGACCTTCGCAATCTCAATCTATCATCGCTCGTTGATCGTGTGTTTGCGGTCTACAATCGTATCGATGATCAATATATGCTGTTCGTGCCTAATCATCCTCTACAAGCATCTACTACTGAAACAACTGTGTGGGTCTTCACATCGAAGCCTTCACAGAAGATCGAACAGTGGTCGAAGTTTGAAGGATGGAACTTCCGTGCTGCATGTCGTTCGTTCTTGAATCGCATCTTCCTCGCTGATGCGACACGTATCTATGTCTACGGTACAGAGAGTGATCAATACTACGCAGACTTCATCAATGGTCCGAGTGATACTGATGGTACTGGTACTGATGTCGAATTCGATGTCGAGTTTCCGTGGGTAGACTTCGGTCAGCGTCCACAGATCAAGCAGTCTCGCTATGTCCAGCTAGAGTCATTGGGCGATTCTCCCTTTACTTTAGAGATGTATATTGATAATCTGCGGTACGATATGGATGGAGAGGACGACCCCGCGCTCTCTATTGACTTTATCGGAGGTGAGTCAGGCGGCTACGGCTCTGGCGAACAACCCTTCGGTGGCGGGAGACGAACTATCGATGAGCGTGTCTGGAATTGGCCGTCGAAGTTCAAGATCGCAAAATTCAGAATTAAAGGCGCATCGAAGAAAGATTTGCGATTGATCTCGCTAACTGTCTTGCGCTTGCATGGGAGTACAAGTCGATGACCGGGGCTGTTCTCGCTTACACGACAAACTTCAATCTCACGACGATCAATTTCAATTGGGCGACGTGGCATGATCAGATGAATCGGAACATCTCCGACATCGATACGATCATGCAAACGATCTCTGGGCTCTCAGCCGGTGTGTGGGCGAATTCTACTGCGTATGTTGATGGTGATCGTCGTATCGATTCCACGAACTACGTGATCTATGAATGCAATGTAAATCACACATCACACGCTTCTCAAACGTTCGCACAAGACCGAGCCGCGAATCCTACGTATTGGAGTGTCGTCTCTGATACCTCTGTCGCGGGCGGTGTCGATTTCCAATTCACATTCGATGACAGCACGACAACTGGTGCTGATCCTGGCGATGGTGATGTTCGTCTGAACAACGCCACGCTTGCGTCTGCAACTGAGATCACATTCTCGAATAACTCTGCTGATGCTGGCAATCCTGATGTCTCTGATTTCATCGCATCGTGGGATGATCTCGGAGCTTCTGCTAATCGCGGAACGTTGATCATCCGTAAAGAAGGTGATCCCTCATTCTTCCGTATGTATAATGTTACTGGAAGCGTGACGGATAGCACGACTCATCTTACGATGACGATTGCGAACGTTGCTGGTAGCGGGACACTCACTGCTGCTGACGTTCTGTACTTCCACTTTGTTCCTGCTGGAGCTACTGGTGCAACAGGAGCAACCGGCGCAACGGGAGCTACTGGTGCGCAAGGTGATCCAGGCCCAACAGGAGCGACAGGTGCTACAGGTGCAACTGGTCCCGCCGCAAGTAGCATCGAACAGAACAGTCAAAGCAGGGACTACACTCTCGTACTCAGTGACGCTGGAAAACACGTCCTTCATCCATCACCTGATGCGAATGCTCGTACGTTCACGATCCCCGCAAACGCGTCTGTTGCTTATCCAATCGGCACAGTGTTGACGTTTATCAACATGACTTCACAAGTCCTGACGATTGCAATCACGACTGACACAATGAATATGTCTTCTGGTGGATCGACAGGATCACGAAGCCTTGCTCAATACGGATCAGCATCGGCAATTAAGATCACATCAACATCATGGCTGATCTCTGGATCGGGGCTTACGTAAATGGCTGGTGTACTTAGTGCTATCTATCAGAATATGAGGAGCGTTCCATATCCGATTGCTACAGGTGGAACGATCACATTTGATGGTGATTATAAAGTCCACACATTCACTTCATCAGATAACTTCGTCGTTACGACATTAGGAACAGTGAGCAATGATGCAACAGCATTGTTGATTGCTGGCGGTGGTGGTGGAGCATTCAGTGGAGGTGGAGGTGGTGGTGCCGGTGGACATCTTCCGATCTCATCGTTCGCGCTTACTGCTACAACATATCCGATTGTCATTGGTGCTGGTGGTAGTGGTGTCTCAGGCGCAAACACGAACGGATCGGATAGCACGTTCAATGGAAACACTGCGATTGGCGGTGGTAGAGGATCGACAGACAATTCAAATCGGGCTGTTGGCGCTGGTGGTTCTGGCGGTGGTGCAGGTAGTGTTGGTGATGGAACTGTTGCGGGTGGTACAAGTACTGCTGGACAAGGAAACAACGGAGGTAATTCGAATAATGGATCATCTCCTTATAGTTCCGGTGGTGGCGGTGGTGCTGGTGCTGCCGGTGCCCATGCAAGCGGTTCTGCTGGTGGCGCTGGTGGTGCGGGAAGTGCGAATAGCATTACCGGAACATCCGTGACACGTGCGGGAGGCGGCGGTGCTGGTGGTGATAACTCGATTGGTAAGACTGCTGGTGCTGCCGGTTCCGGTGGCGGTGGTGCTGGTAATCTAACATCTACTGGTACATCAGGCACAGCAAACACAGGTGGTGGGGGCGGAGGCGGCGGATACAACGGTGGAGCAAACCAAGACGGTGGTAATGGTGGCTCTGGCGTCTGCATCATTCGTTATAGGTACAAGTAACATGGCTCATTATGCAGAAGTGATCGACAATGTTGTGACTCGTGTGATCACGATCAATAATGACATTGAAGGAGAAGGCACAGACGAAGAGAAAGAGATTCGTGGTGCTGCGTTCTGTCAGCAATTACTCAACACAGATACACAGTGGTTGAAGACATCATACAACGGAAACTATCGAGGCATATTCGCTGGCGTCGGCACGTTGTTTAACTCTGTGACCGGAGTATTCGAAGCTGAGACAATTGACGAATCATAAGACAATGATGGGGATCATATCGTGGCTGACATTGATGAAGTATCAAGACAACTAGGATCGCTAGCTGCTCGTGTAGATGAAGCCATGAGGCAGAATACCGCGATCTTTATGAAGATGGATAATACGAACCAAGAGTTGATCGAGCAACGAGGCGCGATCAAATTGCTCAGTTCGCAGTTTGTTGATCACAAGGCGCATAATGCTACAGAACTCGCCAAGCTCCATGCTGTTGTTAAAGATGTGGACGCTATCAAGGATCGAGGTAAGGGTTTGTTGCTCGGGCTCGGTATCGTTGGCGGTGGTGGTGGAATGGCTGGAGCTTTGACTGCTGTGAAAGTTTGGCTCGCTGGTGGTGGTTGATTCGATGCGCAAGGTGGTCCTCCTGCGACATGAGACAAGTGATCAAGGAACGTTTGGTCAGCTTCTCTCCGATGAACTAGAGCGACCTCTATTCACCGGAGAGTTACCTGATCACAACAATGAAGCGAACGTCTCATGCATACCGGCAGGGGAATACCGAGGGATGATGACATTCTCTCCAAGATTTAAACGTAACATGTATCTAATTGTTCCTGTACTAAATCGAAGTGGAATAAGAATTCATTCAGCCAACTTCTGCGGGAGTGTGCCGAAGTGGAAGAAGCAGCTTAATGGTTGCATCTCGATGGGATTGAAACTTGGTTGGATCGAAGGACAGAAGGCTGTTCTCATTTCATCTACCGCTATTCGTATGTTTGAAGAAGCAATGAAAGGTCAACCTTTCGAATTGGAGATCACACAATGTTAGGCTTTCTCACTTCAGTATTTAGCGGTGGTGTCACCGGACTCCTCGGTGTCGTGTTTCAACGGTTCTTCGATTATCAAAAGAACAAGCTAGACCTCAAAGCGAAAGAGATCGACTACGCTCATCAGAGAGAGATGCGTAAAGAAGATCGTGAGATGATGCTTCTCGAATACGATCATCGGATCAAACTTCAAGACAGTGTGAATGAGGGTAAAGAGAGCGAGGCTGATAGCAAGGCGTTCGCTGCATCATTCATGATGGAACCGAAGCAGTACTCAGCAGGACAGAAGATGACACCAGCACAAGGATGGGTGCTTGTCATTCTCGATCTCCTTCGCGGTGTGATTCGTCCTGGCCTAACTGTCTATCTCTGCATCATCACAACTCTTATGTATCTCGAAGCACAAGCGTTGATTCAGATGTACGGTCTTACGTTCACGAATGATCAAGCTCTATCGATTCATGAACGCATTACCGCAACAGTTCTCTATCTCACGACGACATGTGTTCTTTGGTGGTTCGGCACAAGAAATCGCGGAACACAGCCGGGAGCCAAGAAATGATGGTCGTGCGCACTGATTTCCTCTATAATCTATTGACAATTTCGAAGGGGCATTCGCCATGAGCGGTCCACGCACTAGAACACGCGAAGTCGTATCGCCAGCCGACCGCGACACAATGTTTTTTGATGGTCTTGGAAGGAGTGCCGGGACGCCTGTTATTCCGCTGGCTAATGCCAATAGGCCACCTCCCGCTGTAAATACGCCTCCTGCGAATAACACGCCACCAGTGGTCACGCCGACGCCTTCCCCGGCAGCAGGGCCTCCTGCTGGTCCAGCAGGACCGAAAGGACCCATCGACTCCTACCTGAGCAATTTTGACCGTGGGAATCGTGACGCCTTTATTAGTGGTGTCGCTGATTGGCGTTCGCGTGCTGGTGCTGCGGGATACACACCGGCAGAGCTTGATGCTCATTACCAATCGAGCGGTCTTGCTGATCAATTCATGCCGTTGCAGAGACAGTACTTCACAGGACAAGGTGAATCGTTCCTTCGCAACGCTCTTCGCAATCGTATCGGTGCTGATCGCTTCACACAGCTTACGCCTGATATCGATAGTGAGATCACGAACTACTCATACTCGAATCGTCCGACAATCGACACTGCACGCGATCAAGATGTCTTGAATATTCCACAGACTCTCTACGGTGAGAGTGGTGTGAACAAGGTGTATGAAGCGTTGAACAATCGTGTACGCGGTAATGCTATGGGAGCGTTCCGTGGTGCGTTTGCTCGCACGCCTGGACAAGAGATCGATGACACGGCTGATGATAGCATCGTGAGTCGTGTTGTTGATGAGCAGTACGGTAAAGCACGTGAAGGTGTTGATCGTCAGGTGAAGCGTGGAGCACTCAATGACTTCGGACGAGATAATGCATATCGCGCACTTGATACTCGTAAAGGTCAGGTGACATCTCGTCTTCAAGATCGTGGTAAGGGCCTGCTCGATGCTCTTCGTGGTAAAGCACAAGGCATCTATGACAATGCGCAGACTGCGGCGAGTGGTGCTGGTGTTGACAATCCATATGATGTCGGAAGCTTCTCTTCGCAGTATCGCTCTACGATTGATAGCGGACGTGCAGGATTAGAAGGATCGTTCCGGGATCAAGTCGCACCGGATGAATTCTCTGTGCAAGACATCGTAGGCGGTGCTGCTACTGCTCAAGGTGCGACGAACAAGAGCGCACCGATTCTCGCGGCTATCGAAGCTCGTGGTAAGTTGAAGTCGAATAATCGCGGACTTGGTACGGTAGGAGCATTCTAATGGGACTACTTAAAAGCGTATTCAAAGGCATCGGTAAGATTGCGAAGCCTCTCGTTGGTGCTATTCCCGGTATCGGTCCTGCTTTGTCTGCTGGTCTTGGCGTTGGTTCGTCATTGTTAAAAGGCAAAGAGCAGAAGAAAGCTCAAGCTGGCAACGCTGCGATTCAAGAAGGCAATGCTGCTGCATACGAGAGGCGGTATGGGAACAATCGTGCCGATGCGTATGGTGAACTCTCACGCATGATCGCTGAGAACGACGATATCAACGCTGATATGAAAAGTCAGACTGACGCGTATAACGATGATGTTCGTGCGTCTCGTACTGGTGCTTCGAATACTATTGAAGGATTGCTCAATGAGATTCGTAACTCTGGCGTAGATATCAAAGACGTCGCTGACATCCAAGAGTTTGATGCTGGTCCCGATGCAACGTATCAAGATCAAGCATATGTAGAAGACAACTCTGATGCTGCTGTTCTACGTGATCGTGCTGCGGCTCGTGCGCGTGGTGAGACCGACGCTATTGATGCTAACATTCTCAAGAAGCAGATGATGACAGAGGCGGGGCAACGTGGTCCTTCCGCTGACATGCTTTCTGCATTGATCGCTAAGAGTGGCGGTACTGCGATCTCTCGTTCGTTTGAAGACAGTGGTAATCGCGCAGCAACGGAGATTTCTCGTACAGGAGGCAACGGTGCGGAGACGTACTCTAAGCTTGCTCGTGAGCGGGCGTCTGCTTTGCGAGATAACGACGCGAACTCTGTACTCGCTGGATTGCAGGGTGCGGAGGACATGGCTAGTTCTCGTGCGGCTCGTCTCAATCCGATGATCGCGGCGCTCTCTGCCCGTGGTACTGCGATGCCTGATGCAAGTGCTGAAATGCAAGGCATGGCGATTCGTGGTCAGGCGAAGCAAGCGAATCAGTCTATGAACATGCAAGGTCGTCAGAACGTTCAACAGATGAACATGACGAAGCGTGCGCAGAATAATCAGACGAACGCTGGTATCCGTGGACAGAACGCTACGAACAAGATCACGACTCAAGGACAGAGGGTGAGCCAAGCGACTGCGAAGAGTGGCCAGCTTGCTGCGCTTGCTCCTAGTGCGATGATCCCGCACACGATGAGAACACTTGCTCCTGTTGCGAAGCGTGCTGCTCCTGCACTTGATCAACGATACATGGGTACAGGTGTCGGACAGAATGGACAAGTGATCCAAGAGAACAACACCGGATCAGGCGTGCTTGAAGGTATGAGCAATCTTGCAGGTATGATTGGGAAACGTGATCCTGTGGAAGATTATCGTAGGAGAACAGTGAGTACTCCTGGCAAGATTGATGTCAGAGGTATGATGAACCTTTATGGCGCTCGGAAGGATATGAACTAATGGCCGAATTGAAACCAGTTCCTTCGGGATACGATAGCGCAGCACTGTCTTCAATGCTGGGCTATCTCGCTAATGCGCGGAAGTCTCATGATAACAATCCGTTCATGCGCACGATCCTCGATCAACAGGCTCGTGATAACAAAGCTGAGTATCTTGCTGACGCTGATCTCACTGTTCGTGCACAACAGAAAAACAATGCTGATGTCTATAATCTTGATGTCGCGAAGCTCATCCAAGAAGCAAAAGATAATCGGCTTAGCCGTGCTGTCACTGCTAATACGACATCAGGTGGTGGATTGATCACTGACGAGTTAGCACAAGACTTTGGTGTATCTCCACAAGGAGATGCTACACAAGACAATGTACTTGCGTCTCTTGCTCAAGCTGCTGCGTTGAAGGGTCGTGGTGCTCAGTCAGATATCCGTAATAAAGACTTAGACAGTCTCTTGAAGGGATCGAACATCATTGAGAATGCGACGAATCAAGGTGATCTCGATGGTGGGGATATCAGCAATCCTCCATTAATGGTAACACCTAACAACGCACAACGTCCCGATCTCGCTCGGTCAGCCGCACAAGGACAGAACGCTGCTGTGGTTACTACGACTAAAGAAGATCGTGGTAAGTACATGCAGGATTATGCCTCACGCAGTAATCCGAATGCTCCTGATGGTATCGAACGTATTCCTATTCTTCGTAAGGATATCGAGAAGTATCGCAAGGAAGGTTGGGAAACATCGGTTGCTGAGCGTAGTGAGGGATCGACATCAGGCACACGCCGTAAAGGTGATGTTCCTTCTACGCCTGAGAAACAGAATGTCGCACGTCCTATCAACGATCTCACCCGCGCTCAACAGATGCTTGCGGAAAGCGGCGGTATGATTGATGGACAGAAGGTCGAAGGCTTGCGCTTCAATGATGGTACGAAGCACACTGAAGCTTTGATCAAAGGCGAATGGGTGTCTGTTGGGGAGATCGATTAATGCCGCTTACTCTGCTACCGAATGAAGAAGAAGAAAAGCCTTCGGGCCGACTCACAATCATGTCTCCATCGGTGCAGAGTAAGCCTAAGCTTACGATCATCCCGAGTACGCAGCCTGTTGATGAGAACAATGATTACGCTCGTCACGCGCTTGCTTCGTTCATGGATATCCCGGCAGGACTCGTTGCTCTCCCCGGTTTGATCCAGGCTGGTGGTACGGCTGTTAAGAGACTCGCTACAGGTGAGAGTGTTGAAGGCTCGATGGATAATACGCTTCTTCGTACATCACAGAAGATGACCGAAGGCGTGAACAACATGCTTGGTATTCAGCAGCCAGAAGAATTTGAGCAATTAGCTAGACTCTCATCTCTCATCGTTCCTACGCCTGATAAATTCTCGAAGGTCGGTTCTCTCATCGCGAAGCCTGGACTCGTACAGAAAGCCGGTGATCTCATCGGTATGCTGACGATGCCGTTTGCTCAAGTCACACCGGAAGCTACTGCTGGTGTCAAAGCTGCGCAAGTTGGATTGCAAGCGAGCGTTGGCGTTGGTGCTGATCAAGGTGTCAGAGCGTTGACAGATCAGCCGTTGATGATGAAGACGTTTGAGAACGATGATGCAAATTGGATGTATGAGAATCCAATCAAGACGGCTGTTGGTGTTGCAGCAGTTACGTCTCTTGGCTTCTTAGCTCGTAATGCATATACGCAACGACTTGCGAACATCGATGCGCTTAACAAGCAAGCTAACAGCTTTGGTCCTGTGCCGAAAGACTTGATGCCTGAGCCTGAGCCTTCCGGTTCTATTGGTCTTGGCGCACGCATGTTCAACTCTGTGGTCGATGCACAACAGATCGTGCATGATCAAGTGTTGAAGGCAACAGGTGATGTTGATGCTGCGAACAAGGTTATCGCTGGTATCAAGGTCAATCCTGCTGCGGCGGCTCAAGACTTCACACCGACTGGCATCTTCCCTAACTCAGCTATTCGAGTTGATAAGGGAAACACGCTTAAAGACATCATCCTCGACACAAAGATGTTTGCGCCAGAGGATATGGATGTCTTTAATCAAGGTGTGATCGCGTCTAACGAGATGCGAAACCGCGTCACAGCGACAATGCATCAGATCAATCCGCATATCATCAACGATGGCGGACAGCTTCCGTATGTGCGTAATAAGCTGAATGATCTTGATCAATACGCTGCAAAGCTGAAGAAAGATATCGATGACGCGGACGCGATGATCCATGAGGATATCACGTCTGCTAAGGACATTGCGGCTCAGAGAAAGTTTATCGATGAGACGAAGGTGAAGCTTCAGAACATTGAGAGCAGCATTCTTAACTGGTCATCGTTCAGTCATGACTTGAAGAACCTGAAGAGTATCACTGGCAAGGATGGCAAGGTTTGGAGAATTCAGGACGACATTGCTACAGGTGAGCAATCGATCTTCACTAAGAACGCAACCATCGATGAGCAACTAGAGTTTATCCGCTCTCTCGGTATCGACAATGTGAAGACAGGTTTGCGTGTTGGTGATGCATCTGTTCCACATCTCAATGCGACGATCCCCGGTGTGAAGTCTGTTCTCGCTGAAGACTTCCAGATCATGAACGCGATCAAGAAGATGCGTGAGAATCCACGCGTCATGGCTGTTGTTGAGAAGTATGGCAAGCTGACTGATAAAGTCCTCGACTACATGGTTGAACAGCGCCGTCTCTCTCCTGAGATTCGTGAGCAATGGAAGCGTAATGCCACGATGGATGGGATCACGCTTTATGCTCCAGGCATTGAATCGGTACAGCCTGAGTTTGGTTTGATCGCACGTGTGAAGTACGTTCTCGGTTGGAACACGCCGGAAGCTAACGAAGCGGTCATTCCTCTACTGCGTAAGATGTCTACGCGTGGAATGCTCACACGTGCCAAGACGCAGGCTAAAGTCGCGGCACAGATGCTTGCTAAAGAGAAGAACGATAGAGCGCAAGGATCGCTTATCGGTTCGATGAATCAAGAAGCGGTCGATGCGGGAATGGGTATCAACAATCCCATGAACCCGATGCCCGCGCTTGAGTCATATCTCGCTGCGGTGTTCGAACATACTACGCAGAACAAGGCTCGTGCATTTGCGCTGAGCAAGATCGCGTCAACAGTCTCACGTGCGACGATTGAGAATAAAGCAATTGATGACGCGCTGATCGTTGCTCGATATGACACGGTGAATCCTGCGAATGGTACGACGCTCTCTAGCCCTGAGACTGGTATTCAACAGGCGATGAGAACACGTTCGGGTATCAATAACATCAAGGAGCTTGAGAAGGATTTAGTCTCCGTATATGAGGACGGAATTCAGGTCCGTTACTACGTGCCTAATGCGACGATGCGTCACGGTCTGATGTTCCACTCGAATCTTGTTGAGGGTGTTCATCGAATCGGTGCACAGATGAAGATGATCTATCAGCAGGGCACAACGAGAAACATCCTCTTCGCTCCGTTGCAAGCTGCGTTCTCGACGTTCATGCACATGCTGACATCACCGGCTCGTGGGATCATCTACACGCCTGTTGATGCTGCACGAGGGATTACTCATAAGCTTGTCGTCGGATTGGCGAATGAGACTGCTGATCATCTCGACATGCTTCTTCGTGACGCACCGGGACTCTTCAAGTTTGCGCCGTTCTTGAACTCGTTCAAAGAGGCGATGCGTGAGACTGTTGAGAAGTCACTGATGATGGAGATCGGTTCCACTACTGGTGCGAATACTAGTGGAGGACTTGCTATCGAATCAGTGACGAAGGTTGCTCGCGTGTCTAATCAGTGGGCTGGTGCACTTGATTCCTACGGTCATGGTAAGACGTGGGGAATCATGAAAGGGATTTACCGCTACGGTTCGATCTTGAATGCGGCGTTGCAAGATGGTCCGTTGATCGGATTGCAGCTTAAGGCCATGCGCCAAGAGTTGAACAAATCTTACGGTGTGATCTCTAAGCCTGCTGTGATCGACGGTGTAAAGATCGTTTATAAGTCACCGCCGATGAAGGAGAACGGTAAGATTCCGCCTGCGCAGTATGATCGTGAGACAAACACGATTCATATTGATGTGGATCGTTTGCGCAAGGCTCATAAGTCAGGCTGGAAGAGCGATAAGCCTCAGTATGCGAACATGGAGAAGCAGTTCGATAATGCTGATGACTTCGCTGAGTACGTGTTGCAGCATGAATTAGCTCATGCACGTCAAGCTAAGCAGGTCGATGCACCTGAAGGACTTGCACGTGAGCTTGATGCAAATGCCCAAGCAACAACGGCTCGTCGTCTCACTCGTATCGATGCAGCAGGCAAAGCTAACATTATCGGCAAGCATGGCGGTGGTGATTACCTTGCTATGGGATCGAGCGAATTTGTCCGCAACTTCCGTGCATGGGTTCCGTTCGCTGGTGCAGCCATTCACAGTATGCGTGCATTAGGTAAAGCGTTCAAAGATGATCCTGTGAAGACAGGCATTGCGATGGCGACGGTAGTTGGCGTGCCTGCGGCTGCTGAGCTTGTCGGATTGTATAATCTTGCGAGTGATGAGCAGAAGGAAGCGTATTGGCGTACATCCTCGTCATCACGCGTTGCGAACATCTACATTCCGAATCCTGACGGCAGAACGTTCACGATGGTTCCTGTTGAGCCATTGCTTCGTGTGCCTCGTGCGATCTTCATCGAAGGATTAGATTCAGTCACGAATTGGAGCAACAAGTATAGACCGTACCGTAGTGACTACGTGCAAGATGATGTCTCTAGCGGACAGTTCATGCACTCGTTTATCAGTAGCTTGCAAAGCGTGATCAATCTGCCGATGCCTCCGTTAGCCGGTGCCACGCTGGCGCTGGCGGGCTATTCCTGGCCGCTTGGCGTTGATCCTAATAGCCAGAGCTACCTCGGTGCGCCTCGGCCTCTCGCAGGCCAGCAGATCACTGCAATGGGCCGGGATCAAACGTCTATGCCCGAAGGCACGCTCGATAGCAGCACTGAGGCATTATTCAACGCGCTTGGCGGATTCATCGGAACGCTTGCTGTATCGACGTATAATCAATTCATGCTCGGTAATGAGTCTGGAATCATCGAGCGTGTTGATCGTGCAGTGACGGATGCGGCTAACCGTGTCGGACAGTACTCACGTGTTGGAACACTTTTCGGATTAGATGACTCTGCAAAGCTGTCACGTTCGTCAGCACTTGATCGTGAACTTCGACCGATGGAGAAAGGATTGAAGGCACTATCGTTGATGGTTGATGCACAAGTGATGGGAAATATGCAGCCTGGGCTAACATCTCCTGCCGGAAACATTCAGATCGCACCGGATAACCCTGAGCAGTTCGAACAGATTCGTGCAGGAGCGATGTTGCTACGTGATCCAAGGTTCAAACATGCGAAGGAATCGATCTCTACAGCCTTTAGACAGATCGCAATCATCAAATCGACTGATCGCATTCAAGAGGAGAACAAGGGAATGCTTCCTTGGCTGAGTGAGAAGGTGGGCGAGCCTTGGACGCGTTCGGATAAGATGAAGGCTGAGAACGATCTTACTCGGATTATCAATCAGGAGCGGACGATCCAGCTTTACATGATGAAGGAATGCGAAGAGGCGTATGGATTTAGGTATGCTGATTACGCAGGAAAGAGTCCTCCAATTCGTTTTGATTCCCCGTTTGATGGTGATCACGAACCGTTAGCGTCTGCTCCTGAGAGCTATATTCCGACTCCTGATGCACCATCTTCTCAATAACGAGGATGTTTTCTACTCACCATTGAGACAGGAGCAGTACGTCTTTGTTTAATAGAAGAGGTAGTAGAACTTGTCGCGCCTTCGGCCTGAAATGCAAGTTCTCGATAAGCATTCTCTAGCTCGACCATCCGTCTCATCTGCCACTCTGTCGCAGGCTTACCGGACTTCTCGATAGCACGATTCAACTTATTCATCATCTTCACAAGATCACGAATCATATGGAGACTACGCGTTACAGAGTTCATCGTATCGTTCTTTCAGTTTCTTGAGAAGAGTGTGCAATGCTGGCGTTGGGCCGATCTGAATAAGCTCACGAATGACCTTGATCTTCTTGAGAATGAGATCGATCTCTGTGCGATCCTTTACCTTGAAGCTCTCACGCGGCTGAGATGTCGTAACACAGTAAGGGATGAGAATCTCGTCATCAATATGCTTACATGCCACAAGCTTTTGGTAGGCATGTGCTCTGACTTTATCAATATTAATGACACCCTCATCATCAAATAACACCCACTCTTGCGCTTCCTTTACGGAGAAATGTACACGTACATCCCCGGCTTTCCACGTAAACGATCTCATCCTACAAATCCTTGATACCGCTCGTTACTTTAATTATTCTATCCTTCACTTCTAGTACCTGTTCATACTGGACGCGGTGAAATAGTTCGCGTTCTTCATAAGTATAATCAGGACGCGTACGATCTTGCTGTATCTTATACATGACCACTTCAAGAAGGATTACTAAATCCTCTAGCTCACGGACGTATTCTTCTGATCTCTCTAATGACTTTTTCATATCAGTGCTCCAAGAAGTTTATAGGTTTGTCAGTCGCCCAACAAAGCGTGCATGTTCCACAGCAATCCGTCTTACCCGTCTGCGCAGGACACGTGATTCCGTTACTATCCTCAGTCCGAGTAACGT